AAAGATTGCTCAGAAGATTTGAAAACAAATTATAGCGATAGAAAAAAACTAGGTGTAGCAAAAACTTTAGAAACATTATCAGGAGAACATTATTACAATGAATGGCATAATTATTTTGTTAAAAATAAGAAAAAGGATGATTTAGCAGATTGTTTCCTTCAAGGTATTTGGTTTATTAAAAACAAATTATGAATCTATAGGAATCTATATTTATTTACAAAATTATATATATTTAATTCGTATTACTTAAAATTAAATGTTCTTATTAAATCATAAGAATGGATTTTGATACAGAAATTATTGATATTTCACAAGAAGATTTAAATTCAAACACAAAAAGTTTCAAATCAACTAATTTTGGTGATGGAATAGAACTTTTGATGAATGAAAAAGTGAGAGAAGGTAAATCGTCTAATAATAATGACGATAATATACACCTGGATGATTTAAATAATTTAGAGAATGAATTGAATGAGCTTTCCAATGAAGGTGTTTCTTTCCAGCCAAAAACAGATATTTTTTCTTTTAAAAAAGAAGACAAACCAAGTGTTCAATTTGATGACATTCCTTCTATTTCTATTGGTCACTCTACCGCAGAAACGGGAGGAGCAGATTCAAAAACATGGGATGGTTTTGGAAAATTCAATAATATACCCATCAATCCTGACCAAACGATGCCTTCAGGACCCACCATGAGTAAAGAAGAGCTTTTGAGAGAAAAATTCAAATACATTCGAAAATTAGAAGCATTGGAAAAAAAAGGTGTAGAACTCTCCAAAAAATACACAATGGATTCACCTCTTACAGAAATGCAAGGAGAATATGAAACCATTATGGAGGAAAAATCAAGGCAAAATTCAGTTAAATTTCAGGGAAATATGATGATGGCAGTTATTAATGGTATTGAGTTTCTCAATAACCGGTTTGATCCTTTTGATGTAAAATTGGATGGTTGGGGTGAGCAAATCAATGAAAATATTAACGATTACGATGAAATTTTTGGCGAATTGTATGAAAAATACAAGAGTCGTGCTTCCATGGCACCTGAATTGAAGCTACTTTTCCAATTAGGAGGTAGTGCTATGATGGTACATATGACAAACACATTGTTTAAGTCGGCCATGCCTGGCATGGATGATATATTGCGTCAAAATCCTGATCTAATGCGTCAATTCCAAACCGCAGCGGTGAATACAATGGGACAAAACAATCCTGGTTTTGGTGGATTCATGAATGGTGTTATGAATCCGGAACCTATGGTTCCTCCTGGAAGAGGACCTCCTCCACCTATGGCTACACAGAGATTTGATCCACCTTCTCGAAGTCGTGGTGGTAACAATGCTTCTGCAGTAGATATTAATTTGAACATGACACGCACTAATTTCTCTAATGACGGATTAAATATTCGTGAAAACTTTAGCCAAGCAGAAAAACCAGAGAAAAGTCGTCGTCCTATTAGTATGCCAAGTGAAAAACGTGCCGAAATGAAAGGACCAAGTGATATTTCTGATATTTTATCTGGATTAAAAACCAAAACCATCAATATTCAAGAAGCATCTTCTTCTGTATCTCGTAACAAAGAATCTGGTAATATTAATTTGAATGAAAATAGTACCATTAGTATTAGTGATTTGAGAGATATACAAGAAAATGGAAATTTTCCAAAGAAAAGTAAACGACGACCCAAGTCTGACAAAAATACAATCAGTTTGGATATTTAATACTGTTTGGGAGTATAATGCAGTCTGGGAGTTAAATTGTATAGACAAAGCCTTAACAATTTGAAAAATAAATAAATTGATTGTTTATTTATTTTTATTTATTCATTTACTTTCTTGATTTTTTTGTTTTCCTGGATTTTTTTGTTTTCTTGGATTTTTTTGTTTTCCTGGATTTTTTTGTTTTCTTGGATTTTCCGCCTTTTTTATTAGTAATAGGTTCAATCTTGTGATAATCGTCTATTTGAGCATGTGTTTCATCATGTTTTTCATACATTTCTTTGCAGTATTGACATGTGTTTTTGTTATTTTCACTATAATCATGATATCCGTCTTCTTCGCTAAACATACTATATTATACTATATTATATTTTTATAATTTTTCCTTGTATTTTGTTTATTATTAACTCAAACCATTGTATCTTGGTGCAATTTTTTCAATTATTGCCGGATTTTCATACAATATTTTGAATTCCAACGCAAATGCAAAAGGAACCTGGTTAAAAGTAATCTTTATTCCATTAGAATTATAAAAAGATACTACTAACTTGGAAATATCTATGGGTCCTGTGTAGTTCCGTGATTTAAAAATATAATCAGCACCTGTATCTAATGTGTTTGTAAAATGAGAACTTGTTATAGGTATCAATGCCAATGTATTGTTATTAAAGAAAAATGAAGGGAAAACCCCTGTCACATCATCCATACAATTGTTTGCAAATTCATTCACACAAAAATAAACATATCCTCCATTCCCATCGTTGTACTGTCCTTCCCCTTGATAACTTTTTACCGGGTACGTTTGTCCTTGTTCAAATCCTGGAACATCCGCATAATAATTCACTTGTATATCTTGTAAAGGAGAATCGTAAACAACCTTTCGAAATCCTATTTGAAAACCTAAAGTATTTGGTTGCAATTTATTGTTTGCATAGTATTCAGGTAAATTCGCAGTGTATGGATATCTATCTGCACAAACATCCACAGTAAACGTATTTGTCATACGATTGTAAAAAGTAGCACCGTCGTCCCAGACAGGCATATCCATAATCATTCTAAAATTATTATTTCTTGTATTAAGAATAGTTACACGATTTGAATAAGGACTTATTGCAACAGCGAATGGATTTTGAAAATTAGGATACAAAGCCTCATTTGTTACTGTGTTTATGATAGGAGGTTTATAACTACCATAACCATAAAGTGCATTGTTTATATTTTGTTCCAAAATAGGAGGAAAATTTGCACTTGTAAAAAACCCTGCATCCATTTGAATAACCGCTTGATGCCCTGTATCTACAATTATATACATGTACACGTTTTTCTGTGCAACACTAAATGTTGGTTGCACATTTGGATATTGAAGGGCTGATAAAGTCATTCCTATAACGTTACGTATCGGGTTCACCAATGTAAATGTAAAATCTATCGCACCTGTTACATCTCCCTTTAATATTTGTGGTTCAGCCTCGTATAAAAATTCATCACAATAAATTGTGTTGAAAACAAACAAACGTGTACGATAATTTGTTTCGATTTGATTCGGGAATTTATTGCTCATACTATGTGTATTTTGCACAAAGTGAGGCTCATTGGAATAAGCAGGACTACTGTATTCATTTAAATTCTGTTTTTTTAAAATTGGTTCTGAATTTTGAAACGGAATGTTTGCATTCACCGTCAAACGATCTCTTGCTTGATTGATAAATTTCAACATGTTTTTCTTTTCTTCTACATCTGAAGTGGTATTATTCAAAATGAGTTTTTCAATCAAATCGTCCGCTTTTATATCTACCTCTTCCTTTGAAACTCTTTTGGTTTCGTCTATTTTTAAAAAACTTTTCAAATCATCAAAAGAATAATGATCAATATTCAATACATCTAAATTGGAATTATTAGAATTTTTTGAATTTAATGTATTTGTTGTATCCATTCTAAATATATAATATAAATAAAAGATATATTTAATTTATAATTCTTTAAAATGTATAATATTATATGTAAATAATGTATAAATCAAATATTTTTTTAAAAAATGAAATTCAAAAAAGGTCTTTTCCTTTTTAGACGTGATTTTAGAATCACCGACAATAACGGTTTATATCATATCAACGATATATGCGAATCTGTTATACCTATTTTTATTTTTACACCTGAACAAGTTGGTAAAACCAATTCTTTTAAATCAAACAATGCTGTTCAGTTTATGATTGAATCACTCGCTGATTTGCAAGAACAAATTCATAAACAAAATGGCGAATTGGTTTGTTTTTATGGAGAGAATAATCGCATCCTTGCTGATGTAATAAAAACTCACTCTATCGATTTTGTCGGTTTCAATAAAGATTATAGCCCTTATGCTATAGAGCGTGACGACAAAATAATGGAATTATGTAAAAAAATGGATGTGTTTTGCGAATCTACCGAAGATTATTATTTACACGAACCTGGAAGCATTCTCTCTGGTTCCAAAGAACCATATCAAAAATTCACCCCTTTTTATAATGCATGTCGTGCTAAAAAAATAGAATCACCGCTTGCCTTGAGAAAAATAAAATTCTCTAAAATATCCCATGACAAAAATAAAATTTCTCTTGAGCATGCCATGGCAACTTTTACCAAGAAAAATACCTCTATATTAGTAGAGGGAGGACGTACAAAAGCTATTCTTACTCTAAATACGGCTAAAAAAAACATGAAACAATATATTGCTACTCAGAATTCTTTGGAAAAAAGAACCAGTGAATTATCAGCCTACATTAAATTTGGTTGTCTCTCTATTCGTGAAGTTCATCAATCCTTTAAAAACAATACGAATTTCGTTCGGCAACTCATTTGGCGCGATTTTTTCTCACAAATTCTCTATTTTTTTCCTCATGTCCTTGGAAAAGCCATGCGTCCCAATTACAATAAAATACCCTGGCACTATTCAGCCAAATTGTTTCATGCATGGAAAACAGGAACAACCGGATTCCCTGTTGTAGATGCAGGTATGCGTCAACTTAATGAAACAGGTTATATGCACAATCGTGCACGTTTGATTGTCTCTAGTTTCTTTATTAAAACACTCCTTTTAGATTGGCGTCAAGGAGAGAAATATTTTGCTTCCCAATTAACCGATTATGACCCGGCAAGCAATAATGGCAATTGGCAATGGATTATGGGAGGTGGTGCTGACAGCCAACCTTATTTTCGTATTTTCAACCCATGGAACCAATCTGAAAATTACGACCCTCGTGCGGTTTATATCAAAACTTGGATTCCTGAATTAAAAGATATCCCCGAAAAAGATATACATCATTGGGAAACCGAACACATAAAATACAAAACAATCAAATATCCAAAACCCATTGTAGATTACACAAAACAAAAACGAATGGCACTCAAAATGTACAGTGACGTTTTTCATTGAAAATTAAAATTAAAATTAAAATTGAATAATAAAAAAATAAATGTTATAATCATATACTATTAAAAATGATTACAACATCACCTATTTATATCTTTATTGATGGAAGTTACTTTTGTTTTCATCGTTATTATTCTCTCCTTACATGGTGGAAAAATGCTCATAAAGATGAACCCCTAGGTAATCTTTCCGTTAATCAAATTTTTATTGAAAAATTTAAAAAAACATTTATAGAAACGATACAAGAAATTCCAAAGAAACTTTCTCTACCCAAAAATTCTCATGTCAAAATCATTGTTGGAAAAGATTGCAAGAGAGAAAATATATGGCGTATGCAACATTTCCCACAATATAAAGCCACCCGCGTTAAAGATGATGACTTTCAAGGAGGAGCCTTTTTCAAAATGGCTTATGAAGAAGAATTATTTCAAAAAGGAGGTGCTATTACCATTTTAAAACATCCTCATTTGGAAGCGGATGATTGTATTGCCCTTGGTGTAAAACGTCTTTTACAAGAAGAACCCGATCCATCTGTTTTTATTATTACAAGCGATAAAGATTATTTACAATTAGTAGAACCACGTGTCGATGTTTTTGATCTTGGTTTCAAAAACATTGCTAAGCAAAAAAGCAGTCATGGTGACGCAGCGACTGATTTGTTTTGTAAAATTGTCATGGGGGATCAAAGCGACAATATTCCTTCTGTTTTAAAAAAATGTGGTCCTGTCACCGCCTTGCGATGTTTTAAAGATCGCGAGTATTTTAATGCACGTTTGAAAAAGGAAGAAGCAGAAGAAAAATACAAACTAAATTCCTTGTTGGTTGATTTTAAAAATATTCCTGAAAATCTAGCCAATGAATTTTATACCACCAATGAATTTTATACCACCAATGAATTTTATACCACCAATGAATTTTATACCGCCGATAAAAGTATCGTTTAATTTATTCTTCCTTTTTATCACTACCACCACGTACACGTCTTGCAACTGGTAACCTTATGGCTCGTCTTGTACCTCTTGCTACGGGTGCGCGTCTTATAACACGCCTTGTATTATTATTATTTCCTGTTTTATAAACAGCTGGGTTTCTACGAGAAACACGATATCCCTTTGTTCCTTCAAACGACAAGAGTGGAGGAAGAGGTGCCTTTCTTCCCAATAATTCATTATAAGCTTTTACTATTTCTATTTTTTTCATATCACAATTCAAACGATATTCGTCTACAGATGTTATTTTTTCTTTGGGAAATAACTCCAAGTCAATAATTACAACATAATAACAAACTCCATTCTTGTCTATGGTTGACAAAGCACCACCCACTCTAACACCCGTCGCTAATTTCAACTTGTTCCCTGTATCCAAATCAACTATTTTCTTAAACAAATCCTGACTCATTCTAGGATTATAACGCTTATCTGAATACAAACGACGAATCTCCATATTGCGTTTTACAATAGCATATTTTACATTCTGTGGTGCTGCATTTAAAACACGCTTTGCATCCACCCATTCATTAGTAGTATAACGCTTTCCGTTTTTCAAGTTTTCTTTTTTGTAAAATTCATCCAAATTTCGGTAAACAGGATAATCTCCATTAATGGCATCATAATATTTTCGCCAAAAATAATTTAAATAATAAATATAATCATTAATAAGTGAGTTTTTTTTATGTGGCGATGCTGCAGCACGTGATGAATATTGTTGAAAAAGTGGATTTCTACTCACACTTTGTATGTTTTGCTTTTCAATCTTGGATGAATTTAACCATGTGTAATTAAAAATAGAATATTTATTTCCATTCAAATAAAAAAGATTTCCCTCGGAAAACAAAGACTCCAATGTAAGTTTGATATTATTCTTTTCTACTACAGAAATTTTATCTAGTATACGATTGCGATATAACAAGTCCCCACTGTTTACCTTGGCATTTCTACGATCTGTGTCTATCTTTTCATCCAAATCATCCAATTCTTCACTTAAATCCTCCACTCCATTCTTTATTGACCGTTTTATCATGTCATCAAATTCTTTTCTTACAAAAAATTGCTGCATCGTTTTATCTTTCACAAAAGATTGATACTTGGCTGCATTTTTTTGATATGTGTCATCGTTTTTTACCTGGATGGTGGATTCTTTTTTTTTGGATTCCAAAAGTGTTTTGTAACTTTGAGGAATCTCTATACCATCCACACTATTTTTATCTAAAGCAACAAAAGGGTCAAAATAAACAGTGGAACCTGACTGTCTTGGAAGTGTCATTGCAGGTACATACTTTATTTTTTGGTTACCCTTTATTCTCGTGTTGATTAATATAAATAATTTTGTAGGAAATACTTTATTACAGTCTGTCGTAGTCATTACTTGCCTATAATAAAGTTAGATTTTATTTCAATGGAATCATTCCTTGATTTGAATTTGAATTTTCTTGATTGGTATTGGAATTTTGTGGATTGTTCTTTTCTTTCATCTCTTTTTGTGCTTTCGTTAAAATAGCAATCGCGTTGTTCAATTCTACGTCACTTATTTTACCATCATTGTTTGTATCAATCACTTTATGTAAAACGCGATATTGATTTGGTACAATACAAAATCGACTTTCTTCGTTAAACAAATGATCAGATAAAATAACAAAAGCAGCTGTCAAAAGAATCGCTGTATAAATACAACGCGTACCCATCCATGCCATGGCAAAAACAAGTAATTGTTTTGTAATAGAATATTTTAAATACTCTTCTGTAGATTTACTAAATTGAATAGAAATAAACTTGGATCCCACATTCAACATAATCATTATTATTCCCGCGAAAAATTTACTACTATTTAAATAACTTATATGATCATGAAAAAAATAAAATAACCCAAAAATACCTTTTATTTTTTTTGGTTTTATTACCCCTCCTGGTATTCCGGGTAACCCTTGTGTTACTACCCCACCCTTTATTACTTTTTTATTATTTGATTTTACCATACTATTACGAGAGTGTATTAATATACTTGTATAAAAGAATTTTTACATTGTTTTTCTCTATCTCTTAACCAACCAGTTGCTCTTTTACTTTGTTATAATTGTTTCGCAAATTTCGTTTTATTGAATTCATGGTCCTTTTCGGAATATTTTTCATTTTATCCTTTGTCATTTTTCTATTTGGACGCATTGTTAAAGATTCTTTTCCTGTTTCACTCTTGGCATCTAAATATAAATAAATAGATCCTAGAAAAACGGCAAGACATACTAAACAAACTAGCATAGGAATTTTTGAACTGTAATTTTTAAACATGTTACCTTTTGTCATTATTATTGTTATTATATACTAAAACTATAATAAAAATAGTTTGAAAAATAGTATCCTAAAATCATGAAAGAAGAGGAATAAATTCCATGGTTTTATCCGGTTTTATCACCAAAGTTCCAACCAAACGCGGTTCCCCTCCATTGGCAACCGCTTCTTCATAACTGACATAATCATATATGTTAAACAAAGTCC